CTGTCGTGGTCTTGGTCTTGCTTACAGTTGCGGTACTCACACCGCATCACCCCTTTGTAGGTGTCTTACTTCAGTAGACCTTCTAATGAAGTATTCACACTCTAGCATCACTCTATGACATTTTCAAATCGTATCTGCTAGAGAATCTTTATTCAGTTATTTTGTCTTACATAACAGACATTAGCGACTTATTATTCCAATGTCAAATCCATCTAGAAAACCGCGTGTCGTCCTTAGTCTTCAGGGTCTTCGTAGTTTGGACAGTCTTCGTATCGTGCTTCGTCATTCTCGCATTGACACACTCTGTCACCATCAACATAGTCTTGATGGCAGACAGGTTCGATGAAGCTTTCCTTGACCATAACTCCACCTTTGAATTGAAGTTCTCCGAACCAACCTGTCTCTTCTTCAAAGTCAAGAAAGATGTCCAGAGTCGGCCATTGAGTTGCGAGTGCGTACATCACCGGAGTAGGAACAGACCACGCAGTCTGGAAAGTGTAGACGAGTTGTGTGACATCATCAGCATCACTTTCTTCTGGATAACAAGCGTCCCATTTTGTTCCCCACGCTGTGTGCTGGTCAATCGTGGTTAGTTCTTCTGAAGGTAGCGGCACGATGTTATGAAATGAGATTGGTTGGTCCACTTTGTATGGAGTACCACCATCTACTAAGTCGTGAGGCTGTTTGAGAGTCGCACGAAGTTTGTCAATCGTGTCTTCGTCACCTTCTATGAGTAACGAGTTGTAGACCCAGTTTGGCATCTCTACTTCACCTCAAATCCGAGTTGCTCGATGTTGATGATTGCAATCTCCCACCAACCATCTTGGTCAAGTTCTTCGTTGCCTTCGTTCTCAACATCTTTCTCTGTGTTGTAGAAAGCATCTTGTAACTTGGTGAGAGTTTCTTCATCTTCCCAGAAGTTGTAACTCTCGCGTACTGCATTTAGAAACTGATTCCAGTTCACTGGTATCTCCCTTGTGTAGGTGTTGGACTTACAAAACTGATTCTATGTCTATTATTTCTTTTTTGTCAAATCGTAGCGTGTCGTCAATCGCCGGAGATGACGAGAACCGAAATTATCTTTTCTGGTCCGGGGGCAGCTGAGTTGGCCGGCCGCACGAGGTATCAAAAATTTTTTTCCCGGACCTAGCAAAAAGAAAATCCCCCTTGCTGGCATCTTTGCACCAGCTTGAAGGGGGATTTATTTTTTCTTGCTAGGCTGCTGCAATCTCTGCAATCAATGAGATAGCTGCTTTAGCCCACTTGGTTGATGTCTTTGTGTCTTTGTAATTGCCAATCTTCTGAGCACCGGTTTCAACGGATTGAGCCGATTTGTAGATTGACACCGTGTTACCTTCTTCTTCGCAGAAGTAACCGTATTCGTTAGAGATGTCTGCGACAAATCTCTGAAAGATGTCCGTCACTATTTTTTTCCTCCAGCTAGTTCCCACATCGCTTCAATGTGCTTATCCAGGCCGTTCTGTATCCGTTCATACTTCTTCTGATTGAAGATGATTGGGATAAGTACACGCCGTGATTTGTACAAGTCCCACCAGATGGAGTATCCAATCAGGCCGACTATCAAAATAATAGAACCGATTAGGTATTCCATTACTTGACTTCCAGTACGCGTAGCATCTCGTCCGTCTTCACGCCGAGAACTTCTGTCATCACCGGAAGCATCGCGATACTTGGCCGCGTCTCTAACGCGAAGTACCGGTACAGGTTGCCACGGTTGATTCCCATGTCAACAGCTACTTGCTCTAGTGATGTGTATTTCAGTGTGGTCATGCGCTGGCGAAGCCACGGCATGCCGGTCAGTTGTTTTGTCACTGTAGTTTTTTTCCTTCTGTAGTTTGAAATGCTCCGTGTTCGCAGGTGGCGGAGCAACCCACCAAGCCTCGCATCTCCAGAACCGTTCCTTTGATGCTTGCGAAATCCTAACCTTTTGAGTTAGGAAACTTAAGTGTCCCGTGTTCGCGAGTGCCGGGACAACGCACTCCCAAAAGTCTGAGGGAGGAGTAAGGCAAAACCCTCAGGCCTGTGCGGTTATCTAGCCCTAAATGTCCAAAATAATCTAGGGATAGAATGTTGTTGTTCAGTTATACACGGGTCTTACGCCGCTGTCAACTTGGTAGCAAAACCGAGTTCAACTTTGTTATGTGTGTACTGCTTGAAGCAGTTCTCGCACACATAAGCCCAAGGACCCCAAATCGTACGAGCATCGTACTTTGATTCGCGGTCTTTGCAAATGTCGCAATTACGCATGTGATTCTCCCTTCGTAATGAATCTATGATGGAGTTTACGCCCTTTCAGGCCTCGTGTCAAATCGGACGCTTTGTGAACATATCAATGACTTCTGCATTGAGTCCGGTATCTGGGTCAACAACTTCTGGAAGGTTGTTCCGAAGCTTTGCAATTTCCAGAAGCCGGTCTTCAATAGCACCATCTGGAATTTCAATTTCATTCCCGAACTTCTGCAGCGAAGTTGCTGGGAATCCCATCATCAGCATCAAGCCTAGATAGTTTGCGGTTGTGTCTGGGTCGTTCTGTGAATGTGTCATAAATACATTGTTACACAGGGGTCTGACATTTTTTGAAAGTTTTTGAAAAAAGTTTGAAAAAGATTTTGCAAATCTGAGTTTTATGTCCCTAAGGGGTTTTTCGGGAAAAGATAATAACTTGGTCATCTTCCCCGGTAGACAACCGTTTCAACCGTTTCAAATCAAAAGCTGTTCAAAAGCTGTTCAAGTTTCCAGTGCCTGGGAAAGCGGAAATTATAATTTGTACATCCGCCAGGCGAGCTACCTCCCCAGTCCCAGTTAAAAACGAAAAACCCCAGGCCTCTCGCCGTTAAGCGAAACCCTGAGGTTCATCGGTTGAGTACCAGCTTCCCCACCAGCACTCGTTACATACGTTAGCACGGTTGGCTTCGTTTGTCAAGCCTTCAGTGCACGCCGTTATTATTTTTTCTTGCTGCAGGTTTTTCTCCGGAGCTGCAGGAGCTGGCCGTTAGGAAAAAAATTTCTGGGGGGTCAGGCCTGCACGCCGCTGGCCGTTAAAAGATTAACCAGTTCCCTAGCTGCGTTAGCCCTCGCCGTTACTCGGATGTGGTCTTCCCGGTTCTTCGCGAGTTCAATGTCACCAGTTAGCTCATCGGCTAGCTTGCTCGCCGCTGCTATTATATTTTCCGTTGTCATCGCTCGCCGCTCTCATCCGACTGAGCATCCGTTGGTTCCTCAGAATTTTTTTCCTGTACTGGCTCGCCGCTGCTCTCAACAACTTCGGCATCTATAATATTATTTGTTGCTTCCAACTGAGCGGCAATGTTTGCAGCTCCAGCAGCAAGCCGTTGCAACCGTTCCGCCACAATTACATGCGGAGGCCGTGCATCGTTAACTTCAATGTCCACGCTCAAATCCATACCAGCACGCACGCCGGCACGGTCAAGAATCTCGGTGCTCGCCTTCAGACGCACCGGTTCAGACTCAGCCGTTTCCATTAATTCTTCAAGAACATCTACAGCGTACGGTGCAGCTTGGATGAGTTTGCGTCTTGCCCGTTCAACATCCTCACCCGGTTTACGAACCGTCTTCAAATGCACACGACACAGGCCGTCATCCTTGATGCGACCCGATGACCACAACTGGCAACGCAGGCCGTCTGATTTCATAATGCGGCACCGATGAGGCAGGCCAGCAGGTTGGCGGTTAGGGCTGGCCGGACCACCGTTATTTTGTTCCAGCTGCCAAGCACGAGTTGAGCCCAACACCCACGGTGGGACAATCTTGCACGCCGCGTCATCAACCAGAAGGTCAAGACCGGTTAGGAAATCTGAGTTATTATTTTTTGGGTCCGTTAGCAGCGGCTTCTTTTCAGCTAAACTGAGCAACCGTCGCTCAACGGATGACTCTTGGGACCTCGCCGCAATAAGACCCGTTGCCCCTCCGGACTGGTCATACACTGGGTCCCAGTTCAATTTGGCACGCCGCAATGTGGCCCGGTTGTCAAATGTGTCTTCGCACACGCCCCGTTCGTGTTCTATGATACCAAGTTCCGATAAGTCAGGCCGCCGGTCATAAGGAGCATCTACACGAGGCTCGCCGTCGGTTGGGTCTTCTGCTGGCTTCTCAGGAGGAAAAAAATTTTCAAGCTCTGACACTGGCCGTTACCCCTCTCGGAATTTTTTTCCCACTCACTGTAAGAGCTGGCCGTTGTTTTCTAGCTAGCCGCCAGGAGGGAGATGGGAAGTTATATTATCTAGAACCAGGCCGGATAGCTGAAGATTCAACTATCCGACCCCGTTGGAATTTTTTTCCTTGCTATTGCTCAGTTTTCTTAGCCGCTGGCTTCTTCTTGGCCGTTGGATTCTTAGCAGGAGTAACCTTTACGGTTGCCTTTGTGCTGGCCGCATTGGTTGTGGTCTTAGAGGCCGTTGATGCCGTTACAGGAGTTGGAAGAATAAATTCCACATCCGGGTCGGTTGTTTCGCTGGCAAGTGATGGACCTGAGCGACCGGTTGCGCTAGAAGCGAAACTGGTCAAGATTGAGAGAAGGGTCGCACCTGCAGCAACTTTGGCTGCATCTACGGTTGTTGCATCTAGCACGCCAGCAGAATCAGCTCCGATGGTTGCTAAGAGAGTCTGTGCAAATGTCTTGATAGCTCGTTCAGCGACGGCCGTCAGGAATTTTGTATCATACATATTTTTTATCCTTTGTCAAGTCAGAACCTGAAGTTCCGATATACCAAAGGATATTACCAAAAAGTTTGGACGAAAAAACGGCGCGTGGAGAGACAGGCGTACCTTTTCGGCCTTTCATAAACAAAAATCTCTTTTTTCGTGCAGGAAAAGGATTCTTAAAAAACAAAACTATTATAGAGAAACTTGCTGAAAAACTGTTTCCAGAAATTACTTTTTGCGCGTGTCGGACGGACGGTCTAGTTTATCTAACTCATCAGAGTTGACTAAAGCGTAGATAAGAAATCCAAAAATTGTTCCCATAGACAGCCCAACTAAAAACTCCCACATTAGTTTCTTTCCTCCTTCCAAAGTGAGATTGTTTCTTCATCATCACAGTTGAGACAGATTGGCTTGTCATCCATTCCATCTATCAACATAAACTCATCGTAGACAATAGCATCACAAATGATGCATCTCATTGTTAGACTTCCTCTCGGCAAGTCTGACATAACAGAGCATCAAACCCAGTTGCGTAGGTAGTTGCTTTACCGTGTTCGGTTACAGGAACTGGTACGACAACTTCGTCTGTTCCCTGACATCTATCGCACTTCAACTCAATAATCCAATGCGAACTTTTTCCACGAACTGCGAGCGAACTGATTCCACGAACCAAAGCGTGCATCGCTCCACCACCGACTGTCCGGCACAGAAACGGTCTTACATCTTCGGCTTCTAGTACCGGTCGTAGGTTCTTGCAAGGACAGGCGTATCGTGATGGTTTACACATTGAACGCCCAGCAACTTCCGTATGCTTCGGTGCTCCGTGTCCACATAAACAAACTCGTCTATCTGTCCCAAACTTTTGCTGTCGTAGTGTCCCATCAACTTCTTGAACTTCCTCAACGGTTAGTCCAAGTGCTGCTAAAGCATCACGCGATGCGTTATTAGTTTCAGTCATTTCCAAAACCTTCCTTTCGTAGTTGCTCTGCTAATTCAGCAAAACTAATTTCGGTATCTATCTTTTCTCTAAGTTCTTTATAGAGATTCATTGCAACTTTCAGTTGCTTTCTTTTCTGGTAACTCGTGTATCCAAGTATCGCGAGCAAACTTCCAGCAAAAC